CCTTACCCGTGAGTTCCAACCGCTTCAAGAAGCGTGTGAATGACTTCAAGGCCAACGGCTATGAAAGCCTTATCAGCCGCAAGTTCATGAACCAGAACCGCCGGAAAGTGACCTATGACATTGAACGCCTGCTGCTGAGCATTGATGCCCAACCGGAGCAGCCCTTCAATACCACCGTGTGGGAACAGTACAATCTATTTGTGCAAGGAGAACTGGAGCTATATGACCCCGAAACCGGCGAGGTGTTGAATCCGGCAGACTTTACCGACAAGGATGGAAATCCGCTGGTATTGAGCCCGGCCACAGTAGCCAACTACCTGAACAACCCCAAGAACAAGGCCCTTCGCGGTAAGCTGCACATGAGCCAGTGGGACTTTAACAATGCCTACCGTCCTTATCATCTGCGCAGCATCGGTGAATATTCCTTGAGTAAGGTTTCTCTTGACGACCGCGACCTACCGCGCCCGATGAAGGATGGTAACCGAGTGAAAGCCTATTATGCCTACGATGTGGTGAGCGGTGCTGTGGTGGGATATGCCTACAACCGGTACAAGACTACCGAGTTATTTTTAGACTGCATGCGAAACATGTTCCAGACCCTGGACCGGAATGGCATGTATATCCCCGCCGAGTTAGAAGTGGAACACCACCTGGTAAGCGACTTTGCCGACGGATTGATGCAAGCCGGTACCGTCTTCCCCCTGATCCGCTGGTGTAACCCCGGGAACTCGCGTGAAAAACGTGCCGAGCACAAGAACCGCGAAAAGAAATACGGTGTGGAGAAACGCACGCAGGTAGGTATCGGCCGATGGTATGCCAAGCTGGAGGCCAACCGCCCGAAGGAAGAAAAGGTGTATGACGAAAAGAACAACACCTACAAGGTGAAGACCTATAGTTATGAAGAACTGGTAGCCGATGATATACGCGCCATTGAGACCTTCAACGCACAGCCTCACCCCAACCAAAAGCGCTATCCGGGCATGAGCCGTTGGGATGTGCTTTGCGCCCACCAGAACCCGAACCTTGCGCCTTGGGACAAGGCCGTTCTTTACCGGTTCATCGGGCAGCACACCGAAACAACCATCCGGCAGAACACCTACTGCACGGTGATGTACAACCAATACGGACTACCCAGCCCGGAAATCATTGAAAAGCTGGAGCCTAGGAACTACAAGGTAGATGCTTATTATCTGCCCGATGCCGACGGAACCATCAACGAGGTATATATCTACCAGAACGGACGATATATCGCCACCTGCAAGCCCGTAGCCCGTTACAATGAGAACACCGCCGAGCAGACCGAAGCCGACAAGGAAGCCTATACCGAACAGGCCAAGTATGTAGCCAAGTTCGACAAGATGATGAAGGACAGCAAGATCAAACGTGTGGGTATCCTTGCCAAAGAGGAAACGAAGCTGATAACAGAGGTACAGGCGGAAGCCGTTCCCCTTCCTGCACAAGTCGAGGAAGAAGATTACTCAGCCTATATGGACATCAGTGCCTTCGAGCATGATGCAGTAGCCAAGATATAATTAACGACGTTAGAACGAATTTAAAACAGCATTCAAATGGAAATAACAAATGAAGTAAAGCAACGTATTGTGGCAGCGATAGCCGCCGACCGTGAAAATTATCCCAGTGACAACCGCCATGCCACGGCACTGGGCATAGCCCCCAGCGTGTACAATACCATCAAGCGGGGCAATTATGAAAAGCAGGTCAGTGATGCCAACTGGGTAGGCATAGCCCGAAGACTGGGCGTGCAACTGCGCACGGAAATGCCCTGGCTGGCAGCCCAGACCCCGACCTACGTGTTTGTGAGCAAGCAGCTGGAAGTGTGCCAGGGCAGCGGTCTGAGCGCCATCCTGTGCGATATGCCCAATATCGGCAAGACCTTTACAGCGAAAGCTTATGTGAAGCAGCACAAGCACGCCGTATATGTGGACTGCAGCCAGGTGAAGACCAAGCTAAAGCTGATACGCTACATTGCCAAGGAATTCGGTGTGACCAGCAACGGACGCTACAGCGACGTGTATGAAGACTTGGTAGCTTACCTGCGCACGATTGATACGCCCCTGGTTATTCTGGACGAAGCCGGCGACTTGCAGTATGAAGCCTTCCTTGAGTTGAAGGCTCTGTGGAATGCCACTGAGCGCTGCTGTGCCTGGTATATGATGGGTGCCGACGGATTGAAGGAGAAGATCAACCGCGCCATCGAAGGCAAGAAGGTGGGCTATACCGAAATGTTGAGCCGCTACGGTGACTCCTACAGCAAGGTGACCCCGGACGATGCGCAGGAACGCGAAAAGTTTCTGAAGGCACAGGCTGCCATCGTCGCAAAAATCAATGCCCCGGACGGTGCCGACATTGCCAAGATTGTTCACAGCACCGGAGGCGGCTTGCGGCGCGTATATACCGAAATCGAAAAATTAAGGAGGATGCAAGCATGAAACTGAAAAGAGCCTACAGCCCCGGTGAGGTGCTGAATATGAAAATACCCCGGTATGAGTTTACCGGGGATTGGCAAGCCTCGATAGGCAACCCTGCCAAAAGCGGCGTGTGGATTATCTGGGGTGCCAGCGGGAACGGGAAGAGCAGCTTTGTGATGCAGTTGGCCAAGTACCTGTGCGGCTTCGGACGTGTCATCTATGACAGCCTGGAAGAAAGCACTGGCCTTTCGTTCCAAATGAGCCTGAAACGGCATAAGATGGACGAAGTGCGCAAGCGGTTGGTTATCCTTGACCGCGAGTCGATGGACCAGCTGGAGGAACGTCTGCAGCGCCGGGGCAGTCCCGACATCGTGATTATCGACAGCTTCCAATACAGCGGCTTGAACTACAAGACCTACAAGGAGTTCAAGGAACGTCATCCCAAGAAACTGTTTATCTTCATCAGCCATGCCGAGGGACTTCATCCGGCAGGTAGAAGCGCCCGCAAGGTGGAATATGATGCCGATGTGAAAATCATGGTAAGCTGTTTCAAAGCCTGGTGCAAAAGCCGCTTTATGGAAAAGCCCGGTGAACCCTACGTGATATGGGAAGAAGGTGCTGCCAAAACATTGAAGGACGATAATATGGAGGATTATTTGAATGATGGAATGGGAGAATAAGCTGTACCAGATACTCCTGAAAGGACAGGAGGCGGAGGCCGTGGTGGACGATTGGGTAGAGCGTAACATACAAAGCGACCTCCGTCTGCGCAGGGCCAAGACAAAGGGACACGTAGTGATAGAAACCAGGGATGTGATGTTTGCCCGGAATATCCAGGTATGGCATCCGTCCTGCCAAATAAACATTAAAGATTTGAAGTGATGGAAAAGAAAGAAGAAAAGAAAGTGTGCTGCATCTGCGGCAAAGAGTATGAGGGCTACGGATACAATCCGTTCCCGGTGAAAGAAGAAGGCTGCTGCTGCCAATCGTGCAACTACAGTGTGGTGGTTCCGGAACGGTGGGAACGACACAAGGCTTTTCAACGTGGTGAAGCGACCGGTGCCGGGAAAGTGTACATCAGCGGAGCCATCGCGCACTATGATATGAATGAGCGCAAGGAAGCCTTCAGCCGTGCCGAGGAGAAACTGATGGCACAAGGCTATGATCCTGTAAACCCTTTCAGGAACGGATTGCCGGATGAAGCTCATTGGAGAGCCCACATGCGGGCCGACATTGCCCTGTTGCTGGCTTGTGACTATATCTACATGCTGAAGGACTGGGAACTGAGCAAGGGAGCCAAACTGGAGCTTGACGTAGCCAGTTCGTGTGGCATTAAAGTATTGTTTGAATAACCTTTTAATAGTGAATGTATGGAAGAAAAACAGAAAGTTCAGGTCGTATTTGAATTTGACCGTTCCGAGTATGACGCGTATCTCTTTTTGATGAATCAAAAGAAGACGAAAGAGGTAGAGCAAATATGGAACACCATGAGCGGTGAGCCTGTGGTTGCGGATATTGATTTGTTTGAAGAGGACAGCCAGTCTGTAAAACTTATGATGATAAGTTTGGCAATTCTTTCAGTGGAGAAAAAAGTGAAAGGATGATATGGCACAGGAAGTAACCAATTTCGCCCGGTTCTATGCATTGTTCAACAAACTGCCTTATCAGGGCGATCGGGAGGAATTCAAAAAACAAATCGTGCTGCAGTACACGTGGAACCGGACAGACAGTCTGAAGGAAATGACGGCCAAGGAGTATGAAGTTTGTTGTACTGCTCTGGAGAAACTGAGCGGACAAGACGAATGGCGGCAGAAACTTCGCGAGGAACTGCGACGGAAACGCAGCGTCTGCCTGAAGCTGATGCAACAGTTGGGTATAGACACCACCGACTGGAACCGGGTGAACGAATTCTGCAACAACCCCCGGATAGCCGGCAAGCCCTTTGTTCAGGTTAGTACAGCCGAGCTGGAACAACTGGCCATCAAACTGCGGGCTATCCAACGAAAAGGAGGTTTAACCGATAAATAGAGCAATATGGATAAAAAAGCACATGAAGCGCTTGAGCGCATAAGAAAAGACGTGACCCTTACGACATCCGATATGGAGAACCAGGATGCAGCGGAGTTTTTCAACGAACTGGCCGACTGGGCGTATGCCAATGGGGAGGCCATGCTGATAGACGATGAACCGGAAAAGCAGGATGATTATGAGGATAGATGACCAAGACAAGCTGATAAAAGCGGGGTTCTGTATAATACGAAAGGATGATTATCCAGGCCCGAGGATAAAGATGTGTACCGGCATAAACGGTGGCTGGAAGACATACAAGAAGTTTGAAACCAAAGCAGAAAGAGACAGGACATTCGCTTTGCTGCTGAAGGATGACAAAGTAATAGCTGATTAACAACTAAAATGATTTAAAATGGAAAAGAACAATCAAAGTGTGGACATCAAGTCCCTGAGTAAAGAACAGCGAGCAGCCCTCATGGCCCAGCTGCAGCAAGAAGAGAAAGAAGACCGCATCGCCCGTCGTGAAACTTACGAGGCATTACGCGGTGAGTTTATGCACGAAGTAAAGACCAACGTTCTTGAGATGGTGAATGCCGTGACCGGGTTCCGCGGATGGCTGGAAAAAGAAGCCGATGCCTTTACCAAGGTGATGAAGGAATACGGCCAGGTGAAAAGCGACGAACAGCGCAGCTATACCATTACGGACGGAGACTTCCGTCTGGAAGTGAAAAGCAACAAGGTGAAAGGCTTCGATGAACGAGCCGACATGGCAGCCGACCGTCTGATTGACTATTTGAAGCGCTACATGCAGAACAGCGAGAAAGGTTCTGATGATCCGATGTATCAGATGGCCATGACCCTGCTGGAGCGCAACAAGATGGGCGACCTGGACTACAAGAGCATTTC